GAAGGCGGTTACTTAATCAGCAACACCAACGCAGATTAAGGGGGATTTATGGCAGCTCGTAAACCAACCCCAAAAGCGGCGGCTGAAAAAGCCGCTGCAACTCCGCCACCGGCTGCGGTCGTCGTCGATAAAGACGCAACCGACGCTGATGTAAACGCCGCCCAGGAACAAGCCGAAGCTGATGCCAAAGCCGCTGAAGAATTAGCGGCCAAGGAAAAAGCCCAAGCCGATGCTAAGGCCGCTGAAGAATTAGCGGCCAAGGAGAAAGCCAAGGCCGCTGCACTTGAGCCGCTCGAATACGTTGTCAATTCCCCCGTCAATCACGACGGCGAATCTTACAGCGTTGGTGACTACATCTATTTAACCGCTAAACAAGCCGAACGTCTGAATAACAACGGCACTATTAGCCCAACCGGAGAATCCGCATGAAAACTCACATGCCTTTATTAGTAGTGTCGATCACCGCCGCGTCGGCCATCGCTCAACGTCGTTTTGTTGGCCTCGATGGCGACCTGTGCGGTGCGGGTGAAAAAGCCCTCGGCGTTACGGAGTATGCGGTTGATTCGGGCGATCAGGCCTCCGTTAACGCCAACGGGGTGATTCTGATCGAAGCCGCCGCCGCTGTCGCAGTAGGTGCAGAAGTCGAATCCGACGCGTCTGGCAAAGCGATCACGCTGAGCGCAGGTGTCAGCAACGGCTACGCACTCGATGCTGCTACGGCAGACGGCGACGTCATCCGTATTGTCCGCGGTATTTAACGCATGGCCGCGTATGCAACCGTTGCCGAGTTAGCCCGCGTAGCGATAGACGGCTGGGACGAACTCGCCCAGTTTTCGACCCGCAATCCGCAGGTGACCGGCGACATGTTGCAGGCGGTGTACAACGACGAAACGCTCGACGATTTGTCGTTGAATATCGACGCGGCCGACGGACTTGCAGAGCTAACGAGCACGCTCGAAAACGTGTCTCGTTATGCCGACACGTATTTAAACCAACGCTATCGAGAGCTAGTGCCGCTAGCGCTGGAGCATTATCAAAACACCGGCCTCGGTTACGCCGTTGCAGTGATTGCGCTGGGCCGGTTATACGGCATAAAGCAAGACGAAGACATGCGCAAAGCGATCAAAGCGCAAGAGGATTACCTGCGCGATTTAGCGTCGGGCAAAGCCTCGCTGGATTACACCCAGCCGAGCACACCGGAGCCAAGCGGCCGCATGACCGTGGTTGCTAAACCGTCGGCGTTTGATTGGGGCGGCTACTGATGTTTACCGATATCGAAAGCGCCTTAGTTGAGCGATTAAAAACGCAGCTTAAAGAAACGATGCCCGATGTGCATGTGCTCACTGCATCCGAGTTATCTGATGTTGAGGAAAGGAATCAACCAACGCCCGCGGTGCATGTGATTTACAACGGCTATCGCGTGAAGCAAAACCGGCCCGACGGCAAAGTAACAGTGGTGTCGCAAACGTGGCTAACCGTAGTCGCGGTGCGCAATGTTCGCCAGCGCGGCAAAGGCGCTGCGGCTCGTGAAGACGCGATCCCACTGTGTCAAAAAATTACGGAAGAGCTGATGGGTTATCACCCGCAGGTCGCCGCTAGCCCGGTCACACTGACTAACGCACCGGCACAGGGTTCAAACAACGGATTTTTATACGTGCCGCTGGCGTTTGCCGTGGACACAGTTTTAAAAGCAGCCAACTAATCACGAGGTGAATCATGGCAGACCAAAAACCAAAACTGATCAAAGTCACACTGGCGAAGGCACATACCCACGCGGGTAAAGACTACGCCGCTGGCGACAAAATTAACGTCCGTGAAGCAACCGCTTCGTGGTTAAAAAAAGCCGGTGTTGTTGCAGATAATGCCGCCGCCACTAAACCTGAAAAAGGAGCGTAAGTCATGGCTGAACGCGTAGCAGTTTATAAACCCTATCTGGGCAGCGGCAAAGTCTGGTTGCGTGATCAATCGCTGCCAAACGGCCCGTCGTATCACATAGGCAACGTCTCGGAGCTGAAGTTAACGCATGACGAAACCGTGATCGAGCAACAGGATTTTACGTCGTCGGGGGGCGGTACTCACGCTGAAGTGCGACGCATCAACTCTGTGACCGCGGCTATCACGATGCACGACCTGAACGCTGACAACTTAGCGTTAGCGACAAAAGGCACTAACACCACCGTCGTCGCGGGCACGATCACCGACGAAGCCGGTACGGCGCACAAAGGCGCGCTAATTCGCCTAGCGAAGCCCAGCCCAACCACCGTGGTTGTGACCAGCTCGGATGGCAATACGACCTATACCGAAGGCACGGATTACGACATTGCCGGAGCCGGTATCGTGATCGCGACCACCGGCGCACTTGCTGACGAAATTGACGCGCTGGGTACTCCGTCCGATGGCGTGCCGGTGTTAATTGATTACGCCTACGGTGCTTACAACGAGCTGGAAGCTCTGACTCAAGGCAACGCGAACTGGGCGCTCACGTTCGACGGCGTCAACGAAGCCGACGGCGACAGCCCGCAGATCGTTGATTTGCACAAGGTTAACCTCGGTGCAGCAAGTGAGTTGTCTTTAATCGGTGACGCGCTGGGTACGATCAGCGTTGAGGGTAAGTGCCTGAAAGACAGCAGCCAAGGCGCGGGGAAGTCTGCGTACTACCGAGTGCAGCAGGCCTAAAAAACAAGGATGACATCTCAAGGAAGAGAACCTACATAGCAGGTATAAAAAAGGCGGCCATTTAGCCGCCTTTTTTTTGTTCGCAACTCTAAACATTACTGAGCAAATAGCATGAGCAACCGTGATCTCGAATTAGCGTTAAAAATAAAAGCCACCGCCGAGGGGCTGGGCGAGATTCGTTCGACGATCAAGGAACTCGAAAACGCTGGCATTGAAACAGAAACGTGGAAAGAAGCCGTTAATGAACTTGACGACACGCTGGCAGAAGTCGCACGCAATGACGCGTTAATAGATCAATTCAGTAAATTAAAATCTGAAACAAATGACTCGGCCGCGGCGTTAAAACAAGCCCAGACCCAAGCGCAAAAACTCGCAGTTGAATTAAAAAATACAGAAAACCCGACCAAGGCTCAAACCGCAGCGTTTGAGAAGTCACGTGCTGCAGTCGTTAAGTCGTCCACCGCGTACAATCAAAATCGTTTAGCCGTGCAAAATATGCGCGTCGATTTAAAAACCGCAGGCATCGAAACCCGCAACCTCGCGTCGCATCAAATCGCTGGCAACAAAGCCGCGGCGGATGCGAAAGCGAAGGCCGATCTGTTAACCCGCGGTCTGCGGTCTCAAGTCACACAATTAAAAGCGGCAAGTACTGCCACGGTTAAACAAGCCGCTTCACAAACTGAAGTCACTAAAACCGCTAAAACCGCCGCCAGTCAGTTGGCGGATTTACAGCGCAACGCGATCGCATTATTCGGCGTGACCAAAGGCACGCAATTAATTGGCGATTTAGGCCGCATGGCGGACGAGTACACAAACCTCAGTGCCAGGGTAAAACTTGCGGTCGGCGAAGGTGCCGCGTTCGAGCAAGGCATGGTTGATATCCGCAAAACCGCCAACGATGTGGGCGGCGCGCTCAGCTCTATCGGCGAGCTGTATGTCACGCTTAATCGTGCAACTAAAGAGTTGAATTATTCGCAACAACAAGTCGCGAATTTAACCGACACAATTAGCAAATCATTTTTAGTATCAGGCTCGTCTGCGCAAGCCGCTGACGCCGCGATTACACAGCTCGCACAGGGTTTGCAGTCCGGCGTGTTGCGTGGCGACGAATTCAACAGCGTGATGGAGCAAAGCCCACGCTTAGCGCAAGCAATGACCGACGCCCTCGGGGTGACGCGCGGCGAGCTACGGGCGATGGCCGAAGACGGCAAGCTCACCACAGAACTCGTTTTAAACGCGTTGCAATCTCAATCTGCCGCCATCGCTGAAGAAGCGGCTAAAATGCCCGACACGATCGGCCGTGCCGTGCAGCGGATGCAAAACGAATTTATGGTGGCGGTCGGCGAAATGGATCAAGCCGTGGGTGCGTCGGCGTTGGTTGCTGAGGCGTTATCCAGCGTTGCCAAAAACATGGAAACGGTCATTGATATGCTGGAGCTGGCGGGTGAAGTTGCTACCGCCGCACTGCTTAAAAAGTATGTCCCTGCGGTCATCGCATCGAGCAAAGCCACGCTAGTCGCCGCTAAAAACGGAACGCTATTCGCGGGCAGTATGGCGGCCGTCGAAGGATCGTCAAAAGGTGCCGCCGCAGGTTTGGCACTGCTCAAAAACGGGCTGCAGTTGCTCGCCGTATCATTCAGCGTCGATCAAGCATTTAAACTCGTTGGTGCGCTTGGGGAATTACGCCAAGCCAACCGGTTGCTTTCAGATTCTCAGCAACAGCTGATCGGTCAAAACGACGAACTCTCAAAAGCCTATCTCGACATTAGTGAAAAAACAGGCGTTGTCGTTAATAACATGCGCGACCTTGACGTCGCCATCGCCAGCGGCACCATCGTTATTGACGCGCAGACCAATGCATATTTAAACGCGGCTCAAGCCGCCGAGTTAAAAGCCAAGCGCGATTTAGAGGCCAGTGACGCGGCCGTAAAAATGACGTACACGCAGCAAGAGTTATCGGCCCGAATGGGTGAGACAAACAAACTACTGCAGGCAGCTGTCGATGATAATTCGAAACTCGCGTCGGTAATGTCCGGGGCACTGCTCGATGCCATGAAAAATGGCGAAACCGGCGTTGCAGCGTTCGCCATTGCATTGCGTGGTGCCGAGCAGCAAGGCAAGTTAACAGCGGAGCAAATCGAGACCGGATTGTTCTCCGCGTTGGCCGGTTTAAGCAATGAAGAACGCCTGCGCTTCGGCGACGCAATAAAAGCAGCGATGGGCAAAGTGACCGAAGGCGCTGATGGCGCGGGCCTGAGTATTACTCAGCTGCAATCGCTGATTGATAAAATGAATACGTCGGCGGACGAGCAAGCGCTTAGCCGCTTGGGCTTATCTATGACCGACTTGACCGGCGGCATATCCGCGGGCGTACAGCAGTCACTTGCGGATCTGCAAGTGTTGGACACTAAACTGGCTGACCTCGGCGTCACGGGTAGCGCAGCGGCCGCGGTTGTTGAAACCTCAATTACTACGGCATTGCGCAACGCAAAAACCGAAGCCGATCGCACCGCGCTAACCGCCGTTTTAGAACGCTGGCGCGAGCAAGGCATTATTACAGCGGCCGCGTTTGATCGTATTACCGGCTCATTAAATCAAACCAAACAAGCCGCAGATTCACTTGATAAACGCATGGCCGACTTAGGTATTGTCAGTCAGTCGGCGCTTAACAGTGTTGCCGAATCAGCTCGCCAGCTTTATGACGATATTAAAAACAGCAACGCGCCTATTGAAGACCAAAAAGCCGCATTCGAACGCTATGCTCAAGCCGCCGTCGCCGCTAATAAAAATGTGGCAGACGGGCAACGTCAGACCGTGATCGAGCAACTAAAAGTCATGGCCGTAATGATCGGAATGTCTGACTACCTAGATGAGCTGCTTCAGCAACAAGGGCTGTTAGGTGACGCCGGGGAACAATCCGGGGAGCAGATTAAAAAAGGCGTTGAGGGCGCAACTGAAGCGACTAAAAACCTCAGCTCGGCGACAAAAGAATCGACCCGCGACGTCCAAGCCGTCGCTGCCAGCTTGGCCGAGTGGTTCGGCGCTGTACGCACCGAAATGCAAGGCCTAAGCGCTCAAGCGGGTGCGCTGTTTGATGACAAGCTGGGTTTGCAATCGTCCGGTACCGTCACTGAAGTTGACGCGCTTAAAGCAGCGCTATCCGCTGCGCGTGAAGAGCTGGGCAAAATCGCGATCGATAATCTGCAGACGTTTGACGCGACCGGGATTAATAAATTTAAAAACTCGGTACTGCAGGCGAAAGACGAAACCATCATTGCGTACAACGAGCAAAAGATTAAATTTCTCGAATACACCCAAGCGCTGCAAAGCGGCGAGGGTATTAATGAAACGCTGATCAACCAAGCGACCAACGCTCAGCAAACGATGAAGCTGCTCGGGCAGGAAGACCTGAGTCAATTGCAAAGCGCGATTACGAGCGCGACACGCAAACTGGAAGCGATGACCGGGGCCGCTAAAAACACGCTGGATAGCTTGCAAGACGAACTCGATCGCATCGAAGGAAATCAAGCCGCGATTGATCAACGCGACTACGAAAAAAAGCGCGATGAAATTACTCGACAGTTAGATGAGGCGCGTAAATACAACAACAAACAAGCCATCGAATACTACAGTGACGCGCTGCGTGCGTTAGAAGAAATTCAGCGTGCAAAACGAGATGCTGATCGAGCACAGCAATCAAGCAATAACGCCACGGCGTCCAATAGTGGTGCGTCTCCGTCGTCTGGTACCGCAAAAACCTATGACGTAAATCTAAATTTTAACGGTGAGCAACAACGCCTTAAGTTTGCCGACGAGTCATCGAGTGACGCCTTTTTACAGTTGCTCGAAGAATTTAAAAACCGCGGGGGAGCGTCCTAATTATGTTACTCGACGCAGTTGAACTGCCAGAAAATCTCTACTGGGCCAACGAGTTCGCCTTTAAACCCGTGTCGCAAAGCAAAAAGCGCGGCGTGACCGGCCGCATGCATATTAAGGCCACGCCACTGTTGTACGGCCAACCAATAACGCTGACCGGCGCATGGGTTACGCGTGCTGAATTACTTATTTTGCAAGCGATGGAAAACGCGATTGATACTGTGCGCACGCTCACGCTCAACAACGGCGACACGCACTCGGTGCTGTTCGACATTGAAGCCGGAGGCTTGGCCGCCACGCCGGAATACCCATTAACAGCCCCGCTGTGTAACCCCGACGCGGCCACGATTTATAAACTCACGATTAATTTGATAACAGTTTCAGGAGCCTAAAAATGGCAATTAATGCAAACGATGTCGTGTTGCTAAAACCCGAACGTCTCACAGATGAAAGCGACGGCGGCGGCATGATGACAGGCACTGTTCTTGTGTCTGGCGATATTAATAACCTCTGGGACGATATTTCTCAAAACTTACAAGTGCGCGGCGGTGTGTCAATTCGTCGTTTGTTCGGCGCGATCCGTGCTGCAAACACCGATAAATTTTTAGGTGCTAGCTTCGCATTAACACAAGACGCCGCCTCGCCTAACATTTCTACAATGCTATTTAGCACCGGGGATCACTACGCCGAACGCGCGGCAATACAAGACAAAATCGAACAGTACGTCGTGCTGTCTACCCGTTCAGCGTTACGCCCCGTAGGCACGCAACGTCAAGGTCAAACCAGTATTGTTGTGTACGCGGACAATCGAAACGACGCCCCAGAAGTCGGCGAAGTTTTGTTTTTAATCGACGGCGCAAAAGAGCAGCCAGTTAAAGTACTAAGCGTTGACGTACGAGCGGCGTCGTATACGTACATTGACGAGCAAAATAATTATCAAACGTATCGTGCGCAAGAAATGACGATCCGTATTTCTCAGCAGCTCGATGACGATTTTGGAGGCTCCGATCCATCGCCAGTCGCTAATCACGCAACTCAGATTTTTAATACTCAAAGTAACGCCAGCGCAAAATATTACGGCATGAAGCCTTTGAGCGAAGATGCTAGCGCGGGTGATGCTAGTGTATTTGTCGGCAGTATTTTTCAGCCGATTATTCCTGCGTCAACCAGCGAAACCGCATACGTTGATCAAAGCCCCGGTATCGTACAAAAGATGGTACAGCCGACGTCTGCATCTACTAAAACCCGCTCCCTCGGCACGTTAAACGGTGTGCAATTTATTACGTTACCAACCGCTTGGGTGCCGGGTACATTGCAAGTCACGGTGGGCGGTGGCGTTCACGATGAAGCCGATGGTGGCCTGCGGCTGCTGTCTGGTTCTGAGTACCTGAGCGACGTTTCAATTAATGCTGCGGCGGGCACGTTAGCGTTTAGCGTGTCGGGTTCGCGGTCGTGCTCCGTGAGTTATATCCCCGGCGTTGCCGTTGAGTTAACGCCGTATACGGATTCGGTATTAATTACGTCGGGTAACCGCCAAGTAACGTACACGTTTCAACTCGCACCGCCTCCGTCGCCGGGCACGCTGCGCATTGATTTTATGTATCTGGGTAAGTGGTATTCGCTAACAGACGACGGCACGGGTGCGCTATCTGGCCCAAGCTCAAGCGGCACAATTAATTACAATACCGCAAGCGGCTCAATCACGTTGCCCGGTGAACCTGATTTAAATTCTCAGATCATCTATACGTGGGCGCAAACCCCCTACGAAGTTGCAACCACTGGGGCGCGTAGCGCGTGGTTTGAAATTGATCTTGATGACGTGCCGCTTGAATCTACGTTGCAAATTGATTGGTCGCGCAACACGACTGACTACTCTGAAACCGCGAATGCCTCCGGTGTGTTATCCAATAGCGCGGGGTCAATCACGGGCAATAATGTTGCATTTACCCCCGCAAATTTACCGACGTCGAACGTTGTTATCACGTACGACAAACACAACGCGGCGGTGCTGACTGCAAATATAGCTATCGCGCAAAGTAGCGGTGCGAGTTTTACAATTGATGTAGGGCAAACGAACATTGTGCCAGGTTCAATCACTTTTGATTTAGAGCTGACCTACACAGCGGGCACGTTATCTGGGGGCACGGTTTACGACTCGCGGGTTAGCGACACGCAGGTGTTAGTGTCTAACGCCCAAGGGCATTTGAAGTCGCGTTATCGCGGCAATATTGTTGTCGGTTCAATCGATTACGCGACGGGTATTATCACTGTCGACGGCGCTGCGTTTAATCGTCGTGTCCCAGAATACACAAATCAAGGTGGTGTGCTGGGTGGTTGGCAGCAAGCGTTTACAGATAAAACGATGCGGGTTGAAGCGCAAACGGCTGCAATCAGTTACCGCTCGACGACCGCGGGAATCCCTATCACGCAGACGATCCCGGTGTCTGATCTCACGCTAAAAATGCAAATCGCTAACGACACATTGGTGCCCGGTGGTGTTGTGTTAACGATCGACAACGATGAATTAATTGATCGCGGTGACGGCGTGTTGTACCGCGCATTTAATACGACGACTGGCGCGGGCCTGACGGCTGGATCTGTTGATAGCGTGAACGGAATGGCAGAGATTAATTACGATGCCGTGCGCAGTGTTATTGATTCGCTCAGCGGCTCGCTTGATGCCGCCGCGATTGGTTTGGGTGCGGCGGTTGCTGTTACTTCTGTTGTATTTCGTACGGCGGCGGCTCCGTTGCGTAGTTCGGGTTTGCAGTTCCTGGCAAGACGTTCAACAGACGGCGCGCTCATGCGTGCGGTATCGGACAATGACGGCGTGATCACCGGATCATTCGACGATAACGACACACTGACAGAGCTACCGCAGCCCGGCGTCAGCAATGGCTATGTGCTGCCGTTTGTGCCCGCAACAACAAGTGCTGGCAGTGCAAGTGGTAGCGTTGATAGCAACGCCGGTGTCGTTGAAATTGCATTCACTCAGCCCGTGATTTTATCAACGCTCACTTACAACGCGGTGGCATACACAACGCTCCCACAAGATCCTGAACGCCTCGGCTTAAACCCTGTGCGTTTGCCGACGAATGGCGAAGTTCCTGTATTTCAAGACGGCTATTTAGTGCTGATTCATCACACGGATACGGTGAGTGTGGCAAGCCCGGTGGCCGATCAAGTGATTGACTGCGCGCGTACCGACGTGGCTGTGATCGTCATTAAGGACGCCCTCGGTGCGCTGTTAGCTAACGATCAATACGCAGTCGATTTAGCCGCCGGTACCGCAACGCTTGCGAACCCATTTAGCGCTATTGATAACGACGGCAACTCGCTCACGTTACCGCTCTCTGTGAATCACAGAATAGAAGATCGGGCAGTCATCACGAACGCGTCAGTCACCGGGCAATTGCAGCTCAACGTTGAACTGACGCATGACTACGTCGCGGATGATAGTTACGTGTCTGCAGTCGTTGAAGTCGGGGATCTGCAAGCGCGTGTTAAGAATACGTTTTTCCAGAAGATTGACGACGCGGGCACGTTTACTGACGCGCTCGTCGGCGACGCTGCAACATCGAGTTACGACGACCTCAACTATCCGATTTTGATTGACTCGCTCGGCTGCGTTGAAGATCGCTGGAAGTTGAAATTTACGGGGTCGTCTGGCTTTGAATGCATTTCAGAACAGCGCGGCGTGATCGGCACCGGCGGCATAAATGCTGATTTTTCCCCGCTTAATCCGATGACCGGCACACCGTATTTTACAGTGCGCGCGGCTGGCTGGGGCGGCGGCTGGGTATCGGGCAATGTCGTGCGATTTAACACCGACGCCTGCGCCGCACCGCTTGAAATTATTCGCACAGTGACGCCATCAAATCAGCAAGTTGACGACGATGTGATCGTGATTGAATTCATGGGAGATGCAGACTAATGACAGCACCGACGATTTATCGCAGCGACGATCCGGGCGCGCCGGTTATGACAAACAACGGCAAAAACGGGGCGTACGAGATTTTAAAAACGTGCCTAGTTGATGGTTATTCCGGTAAGTCTGCGGCGGGTTGGTCAGTTGTTTTTGATGCTTGGGCAACCGACGGAGTCTGTACGTTTACAAATGCTGGACAATCCGGGGTGTTGGGGTTGTCGTACAACTCGAATGGAAACGTGGGGCCGATGATATTTACTGCGTCAGCAATGATTGATGCAGTAACCGGCGTTAATGTGCGCAGTGGTAGTAATGTTGCAGATATCGCTAATTTAAAAAATAGTGCAGATGCAGATTCTGGTGATTGCTCCTTATTTGGATTCCCTAATCCACAGCAGTGTGATTTTTGGTGTGTGATTGCGAATGAGCATTTTTGCTGCATGTGGTTGTCTCTGTATAGCGATAGTTTATTTTCTACGACGCACGACAATAATAATTATTACAAAATTCAGAACGTCTTTTTTGGTTCAGTAGAATCGCTGAGTGGTCTGGGTTCGGTATCAACACCGTCGTCCGGGAATTTTATATTTCAAGGTGCAGGCAGGCGAAATACTAATATTTTTTGGGGGGTTGATGGTTTTCATCAGGGGTGTGCTGTGACGGATGAAAATGGTGTAATGATAAATCATCAAGCGTATGCGTATATACATCCTTACTGCATGTTGGGTGCTGTAATCGGTAATAGTGCTGATGCGTATCGTCGGCTTCATTTGTTGCCTTGGTCTATTTATGTATCGCCTACGTCTGGAAAAGGTAATGCTAATCAAACGTGTGTTGTGCCGATGCTTTCGGCTGCACCGTTGTCAAGAGGTAGGGTTTATGACGTTATGTCTGTACAAGGCCGCGTCTCGCTAACCGACGTGATTGATATTGGTGGAAAATCCTATTTGTGGGCACCACTGAACTACGGCGAGGCGGTTTTTATATCGCT